AAGGTCTGCCAGGACATGCCGGAGATCGCGGAGAGCCTGGATCCAAAGGCGCAGAAGGTCCTCAAGGTATTCGCGGCAACTCCGGAGATCGTGGAAGCATTGGCCCGAGGGGCTGGCCTGGAGATCACGGAAGTCAGGGCGATCCTGGGAAAATTGGCGAGCGAGGAGAGGTAGGTGATCAAGGCGAGCCTGGCCGAGATGGTCGAGATGGATCATCTGGAGAGATGGGCTCTCGAGGGCGTGAGGGTCTCGAGGGACGACCTGGTCTTCGTGGCCGCGATGGCGACGGTAAGCTCGGAGAGCGAGGTCCTCTGGGCCGCGAAGGTATTGCAGGCTTGCGTGGAGCACGAGGCCGCGCTGCGCCACCGGCTGATGAGGCCGAGATCGTCCGACGCGTGAAGAAGTACGTAGAAACCGTTGAATTTGGCGATTTTTTGCAACAAATGGAGTTCAGAATGCTCCGAATGGAGCGCAGAGCACGGCAAATTCGGCGAAATATCCTCAAAAAGCGCTAAAAATGGACTTAAAATGGCAAAAACTTGCCGGAACAGCCTATCGCCGCACCGGTATGTCATGGCGGTGGATTGGCAAGCATTTGGGCGTCGATAAGGACCGCATTCGAGAGGCAATCCGGGATGAAGGTCGCGAAGACGGCTGGGGTGAATCGGACCCGCTGCGACCACAAAAACGCCGTCGCAATCGGTCAGACGGCACCTAGCCTTTCGCTCAAAAGGCGAAGCCGAATAAAATCAATGGCTTAATGCTATTGACTAAGCCTGCTCTCGCGTTCCATCTTTTCGGCACAACTCTTTGGAGTGCCGACCATCCCGCTCCCGAGCCCAAAGCATGGCGAATCCCAGCGCGATTTTATGAATCGTTGCGCCGCGGAAGCGTATCCGGGCACGGAGACGAGCAAGACGCCTGCTGATCGATCGAAACAAGCGGCGGCGATGTGTTTTTCCGAATGGCGTAAGATGCACGGCGGCGAGCCGCCTAAGGCGACGATGGCAATGATTGAATATCTCGTCTACGAGCCAATCGGCGAAGGCGATTCGACGGCTAAGGCGTTGGTTCAGGCTTTGCGTCAGATCAAGCCTACCGATCCCATCACCATCGCGATCTTCAGTCCCGGCGGCAGTGTGTTTGAAGCCGAAGCCATGTATGCGGCGCTGAAGCGTCACAAGGGTACCGTTACCGCGCGGATCGATGGCGTTGCTGCAAGCGCGGCTAGTTACCTGGCAATGGCCGCAGACGAAATCGTGATGGCTCCGGGTAGCCACCTCATGCTGCATATGCCCAGCGTCTCCGGGTACATGACCGCAACCGAGAGCGATCTGCGGGACATCCTCGACCGCTTCGACACCATGACTAAGCAGATGGTGCGTGTCTACGCTCAGCGTAGCGGTCAAGACGAGAGTCGCGTGCGTGATCTGATGACGAAGGAAACTTGGCTCACCGCCGAGCAAGCGGCCCAGATGGGCTTCTGCGATAGGATCGATGATGGCCTCGAGCTGAAGGCCAATGCGATCTCCTTCGACAAGTTCGGCTATCGGCATACGCCGGTCGCGGTTTTGGCTCAAAACGCCAATGCGGCTGCGATCGCGAAGCAAGCGGACGAGCCTCCTGTGCAGGCAGCCCCAGTCATCCAGCTGACCGACGAAGACCGTCAAAAGCGCGCCAACTGGCGCCGGCGCGAAGTCATCCTCGCCCAGATCAAGAAAGCTGCGCTTAAGAGCGCCTGATGCTCGCGCAGCTTCAAATCCTCAAATGGCCGATTCGGGGGGTCCGCCCCGGATCATGCAGTGCGCTGCGGTCCTGGTTCGGACACCACCTCGGAGGCTCCTGCAATGGCAGAGCTCAATGACCTGAGGGCGCAGCTGCTGGCCCTCGGCGAAGAAATCGTCTCACTCGGTGATCGCAAGCCCAAGGATGACGCCGAAGACGAGGCGATCACCTCGCGCATGGAAGACCTGGAAAAGCAGTACCAGGCCACCGATGGCCAGGTGAAGCGCGCCACGCGCGTCCAGGAGATCAAGGCCTCGCTCGCGAAGCCGCTCACCATCGAGGCACGCGAGGGCCAGTTCATGACCGGCGGTCCGGTGGTGCGCAAGACCAAGGGCGGTTCCGCCGTTGCCACGTCCAACTACTACGAGACCAACGGTCCCGGACACTTCCAGGCGCAGCGTCAGCCCTTCGAGGAGGTTGGAATCGGTTTCGCGAGATATGTGAAAATTTGGGCGCTGGCCGGAGGTCACATCGGCACCGCGCAAGAGATGGCACGTCATCTTTATCCGGATGACGGCCGGCTCGACTTCCAAGCCGCGCTCGTCCAGAACGTCGGCACCTCCGGTGGTTTCCTCGTGCCTGAAGAGCAGTCTCGCGAGCTTGTTAGCCTCCTTCGCAACATCGCGAAGGTCCGGCCAAACGCCCGCGTGATCCCGATCCACGGCACCATGACCATGCCGGTCGTGACCGCCGGATCGGCTGCGTCGTATTTGGGAGAGTCGACTGATGATCTCGCCCAGGACCTCCAGTTTGGCCAAAGGCGCCTGACTGCCCATAAGCTCCGGGCGCTGGTTCCTATTTCCAACGATCTCGTTAGGAATAGTTCCCCAGAAGCGGACATGGTCGTCCGCGATGACTTGGCCGGCGCGCTTGCAGAGGCTGAGGACCTCGCGTTCATTCGCGGAACGGGTCTCGGTGACAACCCCAAGGGCATGCGCTACTGGGCGCCAACCGCGGCCGTCAACAACGGCACCGGCACCACGGCAGCTGCGATCGAGGCCGACCTGATCAACATGGTCGCCCGTCTCGTCGCCGCGAAGAAGAGCCAGCTCGGCTCGCCGCGGTGGTTCATGACCTCGCGGACCTACTACAAGCTCTTCCAGCTTAGGTATGCCATCGGCACCGACCCCATGCAGCTTGTGTTCCCGGAGGTCCGTAGCGGCCAGCCGATGCTGCTCGGCTATCCAGTGTCGATCTCGGACCAGATCCCGATCACCCTGTCCCCGGGCACCGTGACCGAGATCTACCTCGCGGATATGGCCGACGCGATCATCGGCGAGGAGATGGGTATCACCATCGCCGTGTCCGACGTCGCTTCCTACAAGGACTCCGGTGGAACGCTGCAAAGCGCCTTTTCACTGGACCAGATTGTACTTCGCGCAATCTCAAAGCATGATTTTATCATGCGCAGAGATGCCTCGGTGCAAGTCCTCACGGGTAGCAACACGACGTACTAGCTGTGAAAAAAAGCTGGTAAATCAATGCGTTAAGGAGTGAGTGACGATGGCTAACAGTGCGGCACATGACGTTGGGGCGGGCCTGGTGGCTCGGCCAGCGGCGGCGTCGATCTCGGTGACGGCTGCGGGTTCTGGCGACAGCACCACGGCGGTTGGCTATGCGGTGGATACGAGCCCGCAGACGCTGGGCGCGCGGTTCAACTCGGCGGCGCTGCTGCTGAGCAGTATCGCAACGATGGCGTCGGGCGAGAGCATCTCTGTCGTCGCTGGCGTGGACCACAGCACGAACAACTCGGACTGGACGGTCCTGGTGACGGCGGCTGCTGTTTATGTTCATACGGCGACGGGCGGGGCAGCTTCTCTGGTTCAGCGCAGCGGGCGGGTCAGCGTTGACCTTTCCAAGGCGAAGCAGTGGATCAGGGCGACGCTCAATCCGGACATGAGCCGGACCGGGACTGATACTGCGGTCGTGAGTGCGGTCTGGGCGCTTGGGCATCCTGATCGCATCCCGTCGGCAGCGTAGGGGTTCGTGTCTTGGGGGTGAACGGCAAGAACTTGCTGATCGGAACGCCTGCGTACTCGGGCTGGCTGCACACGGACTACGTGAAAAGCTTGCTCGAGACGCATGCGTACTGCGAAAGTGTTGGGGTCAAGGTGCAGGCGACGTTCCTGTGCCAGTGCGCTCGGATCACGCGTGCGCGGCATGAGATCGTGCGTTTGTTCATGGGCAGCGACTTCGATAACCTGCTCATGATCGATAGCGACATCGGGTGGGAGCCTCACGCTCCAGTTCAATTGCTGGAGCATGATCTGCCCTACGTGGGCGCGGTGACGGTCAAGCGCGGCACCGAGCAGATGTGCATGCGAAATCTGGATCAGCACTCAAAAAACTACGACTACGATCCGGGGCGAAGGCTCCTGCGTGTCGGCGCGGTTGGGACTGCGTTCGTGATGTTCAGTCGGCAGTTCTTTGAGGCGATGGAGCGGGCGTATCCCAACCTCATGCTTTCGGAAGAAACCGGGGGGCCTGCTCCCTACGCCTTCTTTTCCGAGATGATTACGCCGGAGGGTAACTTCGAGGGCGAGGACTACAGCATATCCAATCGGTGGCGGGCGATTGGGGGAGAGATTCTGGTCGATCCATGGATCACGCTCAGCCATACCAGCGTGCGGCAGTTCCGTGGGTCGCTGGCTGATGAGATGAAGCTACATGTCCAAGTGGCTGCTGCGGCTGAGAGGGGTGAGCTGGATAAGCCCATAGCGGAGGCGGCGGATTGATGCTGCGCGTTCATGCTCGCCAGGAAGCTGGAATGTGGTTGCCTGTCGGCGACCACAATATTGTGCATAAGCTGCAGATGGCGAAGGGCCTGTATGACTCGGACACTGTTGAGCAGGCGATGGCTTATGTGACTTGCTTCAAGCGCGCGATCGATGCCGGCGCTCATATCGGCATGATCACCAAGCAGTTTGCAGGCCGGTTTGAGGAAGTGATCTCTTTTGAGCCGGATCGGAATCTGTTCGAGTATCTGGGCCTCAACACCCAGGACATCGGGAATGTTCGTCGCTTCCCGCTTGCTCTTGGTGCCGAGACACGTCGGGTCAGGATGAGCCATGCTGGGGTTGGTCATAGCTCCTGCGGCTGGGTTGATCCGAATAGCGATCCAGGCCGGTACTGGGCCTTCATGGTCCCGCTAGATTCTTTTGGGTTCTCGGATGTCGGGTTGCTGAAGATCGACGTCGAGGGTTTTGAGAATGACGTGATCGCCGGCGCGGCTGAAACGATCAACACGTGCAAGCCGGTCGTGGTGATCGAAGAGAATTGGTGCTCAACCCGCTATCATCAGTCTGTTGGCAGCGCGCGCGAGAAGCTTGAAGGTATGGGTATGGCCGAGGTGGCGCGTATCCGGTTTCAAGGCGATTCCGAGAACGTGGTCATGGCATGGCCAAAGGTGGAGTTAGCGGCATGATTCTCGTGAAGCTGATCAACGATGCTACTGCGCATGGGCTCTATGCCGGCGAGGTGGCTGCATTCGAGGATGCGGTTGCAGAACGCATGATCAAGCTCGGACGAGGAGTGCGCTTCGAGGCGGAGGAGGAAGCTCCGGCCAAGGTCGTAGCTCATCCGAAGGCGGATAAAGCAGAGCCGGAGCCAGAGTCAGAGCCGGAGCCGTCCTCGGCCCCCTTGTCGAGTATCGAGCTCGACGACGACGATAACGGTGATGCGCCCGTCAAGCGCGGGCCAGGCCGTCCTCGGAAGTACGGATGACTCTCACTCTTGTCACAGCCCCTACCGACCTGCCGCTGACCTATCAGGAGCTCTCTGAGCACCTGAACCTGGAAGGCATGGACGCGGAAGAGCCGGTCGTGATGGACTGTCTTCAAGCGGCGATGGCGAACCTCGAGGGCGTCGATGGTTGGCTTGGTCGGGCGCTGTTGTCGCAGACCTGGGACTACAAGCTCGATCGCTTTCCGAATGACGGCAAGATCGAGATCCCGTTGCCGCCGCTTCGGTCAATCACGTCAGTTACTTATGTGGATAGCTTGGGGGCGACGCAGACGGTCTCCAGCAGCAATTACAAGATCGTAGGGCTTGGCGGGACGATGCCGGCCTACATCATGCCGGTGCCCAACGCGTCGTGGCCTGGCACCGCCTCGCCGCCTGATCCAGTGACGATTCGCTTCGTTTGTGGGTATGTGAATCGGCAGAGCGTGCCGCTGCCGATCAAGCATGCGCTTAAGCAGATGGTCTCGGACATGTACGAGAACCGACAGGATCTGTCACTCGTACGCGGTAGCTCGCTCGCTACTCTCAAGGTAGCCGATGAAATGCTGGCGCCTTATCGGATCTGGAACCTTTGATGCGATCCGGCGCCCTCTACTTCCGCATTGACTTCCTTAGGCGGACCGAGGTTACGGACGACGTTGGTGGCGCGACTGTCACTTGGGTTCCGGTCATGACGGTGCGTGCTGCCCGCGATGACATTGGTGGTAGGGAGATCTTTCGCGGGGCGGGCCTTGCGGCCGAGTATGATCGCAGATATGTCATCCGAGATCCGGAGAACGACATCGATGCCACGATGAGGCTTCGAGATCCGGCTGGTAATGGCGGCGAGGAGTTCGAGATTCGGCGCTTCGCGCGGCTTCCAGGACTCCAGCAAGGTATCGAGATCTTCGTTACAGCCGTCGATCGCACGGGTAGAATCGCGGCATGATGATCACCAAGTTCACCGTGACAGGTGGCCCGGAAACGGCGCAAGCCTTGCGTGCGTTGGGCAGCGCTGCATCTGCGGAAAAAGTTCTCCGTCAGGCGCTAGGCGCGGCTGCAAGCGAGGTTCTGGCGTCAGCTCGTGAGCATGTCCCAGTCAACACCGGCGAGCTCAAGAAGTCGCTTGCTATCGGTTCTAAACCAGCGCCGCGGTATGAAGCTTTGGTGATAGTGGGTCAGCGCGGCTCACGCAGGCGCATCTCGCATCTGCTCGAGTTTGGCACTCGCAAGATGCAAGCGCATCCTTACATGCGTCCGGCACTCGACGATTCTGCCGAACATGCGCTGCGCGCTTTTGCGAGCGCGATCTGGCCGCTAATCGCCAAGGAAGCGACGCGGGTAGCGTTGCGGGCAGCGGGCCGTGCTTGAGGATCAGCTGGTTACTCACCTGAAGGCGGATACGACGGTCACCGCGATCGCGGGCACCAGGATCTATGATTTTGGTTCTGTGCCTCAGAGCGTGACGCTGCCGCACATCACCTACCAGCTGGTTGCTAACAATCGTATCGGCATGACGATGAGTGGCCTGGCGATGTCTTGGAAGCAGCACTATCAGATCGATTGCTGGGCGCCACAGGCCGGTAGTCCATCTGGTTCTCTAGTTTCCAAGCAGCTGGCGCGAGTCGTGCGGACGTCCCTTAATGGGATAGCGTTGCCCGGCGAGGACGATGTTACACTGGTGGAGTGGGACGACTGGCGCGATCTGCCTGAGGAAAACTGGTCGCGTCGTGAGATGGACTTTTTCTTTTGGACTCGTGACCCCTGAGGAGAATGAGAGATGGCCGGTACAACTGGTATCAACAGCCTAGGCCTTGTTGTCGAATATAGCACTGAGGTGCCGCCGACGACGGCCTCGGTTTGGAATGTCGTGCCCGAGGTCAAAGGGTTGAACTGGAACCCGGTCGGCGCGACACAGATTCCGTTCACGCACCTTGGATCTACCGAGGTTGAGTATAAGCTCGGCTTGCGGTCGAAAGGTACCCTGGATGTGACCGGGAATTTCAGCTCGAAGCACACCGCGACGACCGCGATCATCGGCTTGGATGCGTCCAAGGTCGCGCGTTGGTGGCGGGTCACTTACTCGAAGCAGCTCACCGCGAGCACCAACGGCGCGCGTGAGGTGATGGCCGGCTTCGTGGACAAGGCGGCTGTGGCTCCGGGAAACACCGAAGCTCCGGTGGACTTTACCTTCACCGTCCAGGTCCAGAGTGACTACGCGTTCACCGCGGAGGCGTAGAGTCGTGCTGTCGAAAGACGCGATCACGCGCGCAGCTGTCGGCGAGACGACAGAGGTCGAGATTAAGGCCCTTGGCGGTATGGTTCGCTTGCGCGAGCTGTCCGCCAAGGAGCTGTCCGACTACGTGAAGTGGCAGACCAAGTATATTGCGGATCACAGCCGCAACCCGACCGACTTCGACATCGTTTGCCAGCTAGCCCCGTTCGCCATCGTTGACGAAGCGGGCGCTCAGATGTTCACGTCAGCCGAGTTCGAGGCCGCATTTGCGAACAAAAAGGCAAGGGCGGTCAGTCAGCTAGCGCTTGCTATCCTCAAGATGGTCCAGGACGACGATCCTGAGGAGAAGGAAAAAAACTCCGAACCGACACCTATCGTCTTGCGGCCTACAGGTTAGCCTTTGCGCTGGGATGTCCCTCGGTGGACCAAATGCTCGCTACGATGTCCGCCAGGGAATTCGCGGAGTGGCAGGCGTACCTGAGCATTGACAAGCCGGGCGAGGCTCGCATGGACTGGCGCTTTGCCCAGCTGGCCGCGCTCATGGCTAACCTACATGGTCGTCGTCCTAGTGATCGTCCCTTCACGATCAGCCAGTTTATGCCGGATCTACGTACGCCCGCGGAGAAGATGGCATTCACGCTCGCTGAGCGTGAATTCGCGGCGATGAGGGAAGCGGCGCAATCTTCCAACGGAGAGGCCAAATAGATGGCTACCCCGGTTGGCGGCGTTTATGTAGGTCTTGGCGCAAGTTCTGCTGAACTCGTCACAGAGATGAGTAAGGCGTCGGCCGCCGTTGCCGCCGCCGCGCAGAAAATGCAAGCGAGTCTGACCCAGGCCAGCTCAGGTTTTGCGAAATTTTCTACAAACGTTGGCGGGCTTAGGAGTGGGCTCGCTGGGTTTGCTACAACGGCACGCTCGATTGGCGCCGGCCTTGCGGCAGTTGGCATAGCCCTGGGTGCCAGGGCTATTAAGGATTATGCAGATTCTTGGACGCTGGCCGAGAATCAATTGAAACTCGTTAGCAGTTCGACGGAACAGGCGACAGCTATTCATGAGGCGCTTTTCGCTGCAGCGCAAAGGCTTGGCATCGGTATCAGCAGTCTTACGACAATTTACACGAGAACCGCACGATCGGCCGAGACTTTGGGGATCTCTGCTGGCGACGTTCTCAAGACGACCGAAGCACTAGGAGCTGCGATTAAGGTCAGCGGCGCGACTGCAATCGAAGCGTCCGGTGCTCTGATCCAGTTGTCCCAGGCGTTTGCGCGCGGCAACCTGCAAGGGCAGGAGCTGCGTACGATTTCCACACAGTTGCCTGTCATTCTTGACGCGGTAGCAACGGCTACGGGGAAGACGCGAGCCGAGGTCATCGCGTTTGGAACGGATGGTGGTATTGCGGCTGATCCT